CATTCCTCATGCGGCACGTCGCTGTCCACGACGCTGGTGGCGCTGAAGGTGAGGCCGTGGTCGGGCAGGAAGACGGCGACATGGCCGGTGGCGTCGTCGGGAAGCTGCGCGCCATCGGCGCCGATCTTGATGAACTTCGGGTTGCTCATGTGGTGCTCCTGGTGGTTACGGGGTGGTGATCAGGTACTTCGGGTCGATCTGCCAGCCGGCCTCGCGGGCAGCCAGCAGCCTCAATTCGTTGGCGTCGAAGTCGTCCAGGCCCAGGTGGGCGATGGATGCCTCGACGTGCTGCGGCGGCAGCGGCCGGTCCACGTTGAACAGCGCATAGACCGTGTGCTTCGAGACGCCCCACGCTGCGGCCAGGTGCTGCATCTGCTGGCCTTCCTCGCGCAGGTGCCGGCGGAGGTGGTCGCGGACGGTGCGCACGTCGCGCGGGTAATGGATCGGCCGGCCGATCGGCGATTTCGGACAGACGAAGGGATGCCGGTTGCTCATGCGGCTACCCTGATCCCGGCCTGACGCTCCAGGCGCTCGGCCTCGGCCGTCAGGAACTCGTAGCGCTCACGGGCGGTGAAATAGCCCTGATCGCCAGCACCCAAAGCGTGTTGCGCCGCCTCGCGATGCTTGGCCGCCAACCGGGCCGGGTCATGGTCGAAGATGTCGAGCTGGCCTTTCATGCTGGACTCCTGTGTGTGGGTGCCTGCGTTGGGGAACCCGGCCGGCGCGGGTGTCGCTGCCCGTGGGGAGCGGGCAGCAGGGGGGGGTCAGGCAGCGAGGGGAAGGCTGGTGTCGGCTGCGGTGCGCAGGACGCTGATCAGCCGCTCGCAGATCGCCGGCAACTGGTCACCGTCATAGAGCTTCGCGCCGCGCTCGGTGCTGACCGGCGCAAAGCCAAGTTGGGCGAGGCCGTCAGCTGAGATCGACAGCGGCGCGATGCGAGCATTGATGTCGCCCAGCTTGAGTTTGGGAACCGCTCGCGGCGCGGCAGCCGCTGCCGGCGCGGCCGTGGGCGCTGAGGGTTGCTGGGCGGGCTCGGCCACAGTTGCCGGCGCTGCGGGCTGCTGAGCGACGGCCTGCTGAACCTCCGCTGCCTTGCGCGCCTTCTCCGCCTCTTCGGCGCGGATCTTTTCGCGCTCGTCGTCCAGTCGCTTCTGCTCGGCCTGCTGGTGCGCGGAGACGCGCGCCGCGACCAGGTTCCGCAGATCATCCGGCGCCTTATCGGCGCACAGCTGCACGCGGTCGGCGAAGAGGGTGGCGTGCTCCGCGTGCTCGGCCAAGATCGCCATGTTTGCCCGGAGGCGCTCGGCGGTCTGGCTGGCGCTGATCTTGGCGTTCGTCGCCACCGTATCGACCGCGTCCTGCATGCTGGTGAGGGAGCGCTTCCCCTTCATGGCCGCCTGCAGGTCAGGGATCAGCGTCGCCGGCATCTGCAGCGCGTGCTCGCCCAGCGTCTCGTTGATGGCCCGTACGTGGTCCTGCACGGCGCGGCGCGCAGCGTTGCCGATCTCGGTGCGGCGCTCCTCCTTCCGCTTCGTGACCAGCTTGTCCAGCGCCAGGCGGGTGGTCCGGGCCTGCTCGCTGATGTCGTCGATGGTGCGGAACAGCAGGTCGATGCTCTCGGTCTGGCTCAGGGCATGCTGCTTGGCACCGGCCAGCTGGCTTTCGATGTCACCGCACCACTTCACGGTCTTCTCGGCGTCGGCGAAGTCCTGATCGGTGACCAGGTCCTGACTGATGCCCTGGAACACTGCAATTGCGCGCTCCTTCCACTCGGCGAGGTTCGATGCCGTGACCATGCCGGTTACTTCGATGCGGAGCGCCGGCATCTGATTCGGCGCGCGGCCGGCGGCGACCGGCGCTGCAGGCGCCTCCGGCTCGTAGGCAGCCACGTCGGCCTCCAGCTGGGCCCAGCCGGCGACAATGCGCGCTCGCAGCTCGGGGTTCGGCGTGTACCAGCAGTGGTGCTCTTCGACCAGGTCGTCGCCGTTCCACTTCGAAGCCATGAACAGCACGCGCTCGGCGCCGCTGACCATGGCCTGGTGTTCCATCTGCACCTGATAGTGCAGCGGCAGGTCGTGGTTGCCATCGTGCATCGCCGCGCGCAGGTCATCATTGAGCGACTTGTGCTCGAAAGCTACGTCCTCAAGCAGCGTCAGGCCGTCGAAGCTCGCCGAGAACTTTCCGTCGACGCCGACGCAGGGATACAGTTCCTCGCCGATGATGCTCTCGGCCAGCGGCCGGGCCAGTTCCTCGAAGCGGTGCCCGTCGGCGAAGCGCCGCAGCGTCGCAGCGTCATGCTCCTGGGACGTGCCAGCGGCAAGCTCGCGCACCAGCTGGCTGCGGGTCTTGTAGGGGCTGCAGCCCATCATTGCCGGCGCATCGCTGGCGTTGAAATGGTTGGCGCGGTGGGCATGCCATTCCGGCGTCCCCTGGATCAGGTTCACGGTCTTCATGCTCAGTTCTCCACGCCGGTATGGGTGTTGTCGTCGTTCTCCACATCGCCCTCGTCAACGTCGGTTGGCGGGTTGCGGATCTCCTTCAGCTGCTCGGCCGTGAATCGGGCCTTGGTCTGCAGAGTTGCGATCAGGTCCTCGGCGGACTTCTTGCCGCTGGCGATGATGTCCCACCACTTCGGCAGGTTCGCTGCGAAGTCCGCTTCCGAGTACAGCGGCAGCGCCTTGTCGGCGGTGACCGCAGCCGTCGTGCGCGGCTGGTCCGATCCTGCCGGGATGTCCATCACCTCTTCAGCGATCGGCATGCCGCGCAGCACGTCCGGGAACACGTCGCGCAGGGCAAAGGCCCGGGCGCGCATCTGGCGCATGCGCTTCGGGTACTGCGTCCAAGGCCCAGCTTTACCGAGCAGGCCGGCCACCTTGGCGTCGTCCATGCTGAAGGTGCGGACCTCCTCGGCTTCGCTGCGGCGCTTCACCCGGCAGACAGCGGTGTGGCCGTCGTCAGCCTCGGAGATGTACTCGCACAGCGGCGAGCTGCGGACCAACGCGATCACCGCATCACCCCACAGTGCGGGGCGTCCGTTGATGATCGCGAGGTTCTGGAGCGCCTGCAGCGGCTTCAGGCCCAGCTCTGCACCCCACTGCATCGCAATCAGGCAATTGGCGGGCTTACCCTTGAAGTCCTTCGGCACCAGGTCGCTGTCGGCGAGGTAGTCGGCGAACGTCAGGGCCTGCTCGAACGTCTGCGGGCTGAGGTCGAACTGCTGGCGCGGCTGCTGCGCCATCGCGGCCTGCGGGTTGGTCAGGTCATTCATTGCACGTCTTCCTTGGGCAGATTGATGCGGACCAGCGGGGCGGCGCGGCGCATGGCGCGCCGGTGAGCCAAGTGGCGGGTGAAGGCCGGCCACGCCTGGCGCACCTCGGCCCAGCAGCGGTAGGCGAAGAACAGGGCGCCGATACCGCCGATCAGAATGAAACTGTCGGCATTGGTGATCAGGGCGCGCAGCACCACGGCGGCGCAGAAAGAGGCGACCAGGGCGCAGAGGAAGGCAGCGGTCAAATGGCGCATTCGCTATCTCCTTGGGCGCAGACGCCGTTCACTGCTTCGTCGGCGTCTACCGGGTCAATGGGTGCCAGCGGCTCAGGCCTCGGGATGTCGGCGAAGAGGCGCGTCAGTTCGGTTTGGGGGGTCATGCCGCGTCTCCGCGCGTCGCCGAGTTGGCCGGGTAGGGCACGACCTGGTGAGCCTGAGCCGCGAGCGTGCCGACACCGGTCGCAACGGCAACTCGAACGATCTGGCGGACAGTCATCGGGCAGTAACCCAAGCTCTCAGCGCGCTTCTGGACCAGCTGGCGGAAGCGGGTGTTCTCGAAGGTGTTCATGCGGCGCTCCTGGCGTAGGCGGCGGCAGCGGTGGAAGGGGAGACAGGCTGGCGGGCGTTGATGGCGGCGAGTCGGCGGTCGATTTCTGCGCGCACCTGCTGGACCTGAGGGGTATTGACCGGCTCGAACTCGACGTACTCGATGGCGAGCCCCAGATGGTTCGTTTTCTCGACGATCCTCATGCGGCGTCCCTCATGTCGGAGCTGGTCAACGTCTGCATCTGCCCGTCAACGCGGTCGGAGATGTTGCGGACCAACTCAGCGAGGTCACGGGCATAAGGCAGCAGGTGCGGCGGAACCTTCTGCGACATCAGGAAGTGCACGACGTGCCGAAATCCGCTCAGCGCCGAAACCATCTCGGCGGTTTCGGCCTTGGCCTCCAACTCGGCTGCAACCTGATCGCAGGCGAACTGGTAGGCCTCGTCGTTCTGCTCCGGAGCGTCGTCGTTACGGGCAATCTGGTAGTCGGCTGGCATGTCGTGACCCCTATGTCAGAAAGCCCAATTACTGACCGGCACGACGCACGGCCAACGCGAACCCGCCGTAGTCGCGGGGGCTGCAGTAGACGCAGCCGTAGCTGAAATAGACGAACCACGCGGACGCCGAAGACCAGGCGCACAGGTCGGATGTCCAGAACCAGCCGCTCTTCGGGAAGTCAGGGAACGCGGCGGTATCGATCGCCGGCTCGTGGCGGGTGATGTCCACCAGCGTGAGCAGCTCGGCGCGGGTCGGCAGGCGCCAATCCTTGTGGCCGGCGAAGTCCAGCGCGGCGCAAGCGTCGATGGCTTTCTGGTGTTCGAACTCGCCAGTCAGCGGCTTGGCGATCCACTCGAGGCCGGTGGTCGAATCGATGACGGTCAGCACGCCGCCATGGGTCTGGGTGAAGCGCTGCTGCGACTGCTGGCTCATCTCGTTCTCCAGCCCCGCCTCGTTGTGAGGGTGTCGTGGGGCGATGGAGCTAGTAAACCATCGGTTACTTGTGCCAGTCAATTAAAAGTTACTTAAAAGCCGATTTTATTTCTGAACGAACGCAGTTTCGTTCAGATTACGGCCCTGTTTCGAGGTCTACTTGGTCCTGGCGCAAGTAATCAATCGCCATCTGCTGCGACTCCAGCATTCCTCGGCATGTCTCGCCTTCACGCTTGGCGCGTTCGACGTCGCCGTGTTCCAGCGCGGCGTGCAGTTGCAGGTTCGCCGCTTGGCGCTTCGGCGTGACGAGAGGCAGCCATGCGCCATAACGGGCTGGCTTCCCGCCAGAGGCCAGGTGGGCCTTGGCATGCGTCCAGAGAGCGGCAGTTTGCGCTCCATTCCCCATGTTGCGGAACTGCTCTGCGGAAGCGGGGCGATCACCAGCTGCTTCAGCTGCGGCAAAGAAATCCCACACTCCAGCGCAGTAGGCGAAGGTGTCCGCCGTGCGAGTGGCTTGCTCAATTGTGGCTCTATCCTCATCAGTGACGGCAGGGCCGCTGGCGAGTGCCACCGCGAATAGAAGCGCATTCAGAGCCATTGTTCACCCGTATCGTGAGCGAAGAAGTCCGGCATCTTCGAAGGAAACACCATCGCGCATACAGTCTTGGGCGCGCTCTAGGTCGCGATGGAGCTGGATGAGATCGTCATCGGGAAGAGCCTCAATGCCGGTGTAGCCGAAACAAGCCTGATCGATGAGCATCTGCATTGAAGAGCCCCAGCGGCGACGGAAGTGGCGGATCATCCGGCAATGTGACTCGCGCAGGATGAAGTCCATGCCTTGCGGAGCTTGTTCGACCACCAGGCGCAGGGCAGGGCGAGCCTCCTGCGCCTCCCCGCGAAGCTGTGCAGTCCTAAGTGCCAACCGCTGCGCGAGTTCCTCGAACCTGCTGTCCTTGTGCATCCGCTCCACCCCTGATTTTCTTTGCCAGAACCTTTGTCAGGTCGAACACATTGTCAGCGCGGACCTCTGCGCCGAACTCCTCGACCACCTCGAACGCCGTTTCCAATAGAACTTCGTCGCTGATCCACTCGGCCGGTTCGCCGGTGAAGTCCAGGTAGTGACGAAGAAGTAGAACCGACGCGGCCAGCTTGCCGAAGTCGGGTCGCGCTGACTGAGACGCTGTGCGCTCGGTCGCGTATCGGGGGCCTTCGCCGGACGACAGCCACCTTGGGCTTACGGCAAAGTGGCGTGCCCATCCGGTCAGAAACACCCCGTTTGGATTTTGGTTCAGGCCTTTTTCCAGGCGACCGACGTACTGCTTCGTCGTCCCGACGATGTCAGCCATCTGTTGCTGGGTCAGCTGCGAGGCCTTCCGCAGCTCCTCTAGTCGGGCGCCAATGCTCATGTAACGAATGATTGACGGAAATGTGGAAATCATGGTTGACTACCACCGGTAACCGATGATTTACTGTCGCCATGAATCCGACCTTGGCCCAAGCAAAGACCGCCCTCGGCATCGAAACGAACGCCGAGTTCGCCCGCTTCCTCGGCCTCCCGCGCCAGTCGATGACCGGCCGTGGGGACCACGACCAACTGCCGGATGCGTGGTGCTGGCGGGCGGCTCAGAAGCGGCCCGACCTGTTCAAGCCCGCCGCTGCATCCCGCCGCAAGAAGGCCGCCTGACATGGCCGCTTCGTCCCTGATCTGAATTTCCATCTGGCCGCTCTCCGTTTCGGTGAGCGGCCATTTTCACGACCAAGCAGGGGAACGCAGGGGAACACGAATACCCCAGCGTTCCCACCAACGAGATAACTGCATGAAAAGCCTCACGATTACCTACGAAGACGGCCTCACCCGCAATCGCACGCTCCGCGAACACATCGCCAGCAAGGTCTACAGCGGGGCAGGGGTGACGGCAGTCGCCGGCCGCCTGGACATGGCCCCTTCGAAGCTGAGCGAGAAGCTCGCCGGCGCAGACAGCGGCGGCAAGCCCCGCGGCCTGTCGATCGACGACCTGGAGAAGTACATCGCCGAGACGCGCGATGTCTCCCCGATCCACTACCTCATGGAACGGTATCTGATCACCCCCGAGGCCGCGACCGCCGAGGCCATGGCCGAGCTGCAGAAGCACCTCGAAGCCCTGAGCGGGACGCTCAACAAGCTCGGGATCCGCTGGCCGTGAGCGCACCTGCCAAGAACCACCCGTGGCGCGCTTTCAATCCCGGGAGCCTGAAGTCCGGCACCGAGAAGGCCCGCGCCGATCGCGTCATCCCGTTGCATGCCCGCCCGATCAAGGGCTGAGGAGCTGGCAATGAATCATCCCGCACGTACCGCCGATCCCAGCAGCAGCCACGAGGCCGCTGCGCACATCGTGTCGTCTGGACTGCAGGCCCAGCAGCACTCCGTCGCCGCCTCTGCCGTACGCAAGCACCCGGGCCTCACCAGCTTGGAGCTGGCGCGCGCCACGGGCCTCGACCGCTTCATGCTCGCCCGCCGCCTCCCGGAGCTGGCTCGCAACGGGCTGATCGTGCGGGGCGCCGTTCGCAAGTGCTCGGCCAGCAACGGGCGCAACGGTTGCACGTGGTTCCCCATCACCAGCCTGACGGACGACGCTCCGCGAGCCGCCTGAGCCATGAACTACTACGAGCACCACATCGGCGACTACGCAGCAGCGACGGCCCACCTGTCGCTGTTGGAGGACGCGATCTACTCGCGCCTGCTGCGCCGGTACTACCTGCAGGAAGAGCCGCTTCCGGTCGAGGTTCGTCAAGTAGCGCGCCTGGCCGGCGCCCGCTCCCCGGAAGAGATCGAAGCGGTAGAGGTGGTGCTGGCCGAGTTCTTCGTGCAGGAGGCTGACGGCTGGCACAACAAGCGCGCCGACGAAGAGATCGAGCGCTACCAGGCCAAGCAGGACAAGGCCCGCGCCAGTGCGAATGCCCGGTGGAGCAGGGATGCAATGCCTTCGGAATGCGGTCGCAATGCGGACGCAATGCAAGCGCATAGCGAAGGCAATGCTCTCCAGACACCAGACACCAGTAACCAAACAGAAGAGCAAAAAGCAGGAGCGAGGCGTTCGCCGAACGGCTCACGACTCCCCGACGGATGGGCGCCTTCTGCCGAGGACATCGATTTCGCGATTGCCGAACGCCCCGAGGTCGACTGGCGCGCGGAGGCTGAGAAGTTCCGCGACTACTGGCACGGCGTCGCTGGCGCCAAGGGGCGAAAGGCGAACTGGCACAGCACCTGGCGCAACTGGATCCGCCGTGCCGACGCGCCGCGCGGCGCTCGTGCTGGGCCGGGGAACGTCCAGCAGATCGGGAAAACGGCGCAGGGCTTGATCGCATTGGAGGATTTCGGAAATGGCGGACTGGATCAAACGGGAAATTTCGGAGGGGCTGAAGCGCTTGATGTGCTTAGGCCTGGAGCGTACGCCGGCAGCGGAGGTCATCCAGCTGACCGCCGCCGTCTGGCTGGAGGCAATCACTGAGGGCCGGCAGTACGACGCCCAGCTCGACGCGCCGCGGTTCAAGCGCGGGTTCGCCGTGCTCTGCCGCCAGCGCAAGACGTGGCCGACGCCGGCTGATCTGCTTGAGGCGATGCCGCCGCGCGAGCAGCTGGTGCTGGCCAAAGTTCCGATCCCCGCGAACCCCGAGCGCGTCGAGGCGGCAGCAGCCGAGCTGGGCTGGGGCCTGAGGTCAGGCCGAAAGGTCGGAGGCCGGCGATGAACATCCAGAAGCTCCAGAGGCTGGCCGACGGGATCCCTACCGCGATGCTCGCGCTCACCACTCGCCAGGTTGTCGCTGACGTGATGGCGGTCTACCGCGTGTCGCACATCACTGCCGAATCGATCGTGGAAGTGGCGAGGTTGCGGCATGGCCGGCATTGACGAAAAGCGCAACGCACACCAAGCCGGCCGATGGATGCGCGAGGCCGCTAAGGGCCGGGAGTCGGTCCCGATGTACGAAATGGGTCCAGACGGCCACGAGCTGCGCAAGGCATGGCAGGCCGGCTGGGACGAACGAGACAGCGAGATCAAGAGGGAGAGGGCGGCATGAAAAGGTACTTGCCTGTGTGGTTTTGCTTGCTGATGGTCGCAATCAACCTCCCTTGGGCGCTCGCCGGCAGTGTGGTGAACATAGCTTCGGCCTCGTTCTGTTCCGCATGCGCGCTTGCTTGCTACTTCATGGCAAGGACCACGCGATGACCGGCAAGCGCCTATTCGCAGCACGCCGGGACAACCCCCGCCTGCCTCTGGTGATAGACGGGGCCGTGGCCGAGATCCGCCGCCGGGCGCTGGACGGCGAAGACTTCGACGTCGAGGTCCGGGAGCCGAAGCGCACGCTGGATTCGAACGCCTGCATGTGGGCGACGCTGGCCGACATCGCGCGCCAGGTCGAATGGCCGCACACCAAGGGCGGCGAATGGAAGATTGGCCTGATGGACACCGACAGCTGGAAGGCCGTTCTGACCGCAGCGTTCGAGCAGGAGACGAAGCAGGCCCAGGGCATCGGCGGCGGCACGGTCATGCTCGGCGCCCGGACCAGCCAGTACACCCGCCGGAAGATGGGCGAGCTGCTGGAGTTCGTGCACGCCTTTGGCGCCGAGCGTGGCGTGAGGTGGTCCGCCCGCGCGCAGGACGAGATGGCCGACTTCGGGCCGGTGCGGAGGGCTGCGTGATGGCGGTCATTCTGGATGTTCTCAGCATCGCAGCGTTCCCGCTGATTTTCTTCGGAGTGACTATTCCGGCGTTTCGGGGCTTGCTGTGGCTCGTGGACCGCGTGCTCGACGGCCGCAACCCGCTCGACAACTTCAAGGACTGGCAGGCATGGGTAGCGTGGGTGATGTACTTCACCGGCGCCTTCTGGAGCCTCGGGCTCGGCATCGCGGCCTGTGCCGCGTATGGGTTCTGGATGGCCTCGCCATGAGGACGAAGAACTCCAAGGCCTTCACCGCGGCCGAGTCCGCCCACATCGAAGCGGTGAAGTGGCTGCCGTGCTCAGTCTGCGACGCCCCGGCGCCGTCCGATGCCCACCACATCAAGCAGGGCCAGCACTTCACGGTGGTCGCCCTGTGCAAGGACTGCCACCAGGGCAGCGCCAACGGCCTGCATGGCCGCCGGGTGATGTGGACCGTCATGAAGATGGACGAGATCGACGCGCTGGCGGTGACACTGGCCAGGCTCAACGGGCAGGGGAGGTTGGCGGCATGAGCCTGCTGATCCTCCCGTGGCCACCCTCGGTCAACACCTACTGGCGCACCTTCCGCGGCCGCATGTTGATCTCGGCCCATGGTCGGGAATACCGCGTCCGAGCCGTCGCCGCGGCGATTGCTGCGGAGCGGTTCGGCCAGGCTCAGGTCGCCGTCCGTATCGAGGCGTGGGTTCCGGACAACCGCCGCCGGGACGTGGACAACCTGCTGAAAGCCCCGCTGGACGCGCTGGCCCACGCGGGGGTCTACGAGGACGACAGCCAGATCGTGGAGCTGAGCATCCGCCGCGCTGGGCTGGACCGGGCGAATCCTCGTCTGGAAATCACGCTGGAGGCCGCATGACCCGCGCCGCACAGATCAGGCAGTGGCTGGCCGACAACCCGGGCTGGCACTTCGCCGGCGACGTGGCCGACGGTATGGGTGCGCGAGGCCCGGACAGGAAGAGGCTGACCAGCGCCCTTGGCCAAATGACCATCAGCGGCACCGTTCGCTTCGCTGGCAAGCATGGATCCATGCGCTATGCCGCTGGCCGAGCAGCTCGCAAGTACACACAGAGGGCAGGGTGACCTATGAGCACTGCACGCCTCCAATCCGTTGATCGAGCCCGTCGGTCCAGCACCATGGACAAGGCGCCTCACCGTCAGTTCCATCGGCCGGCCCTGCCTGTAGGGGTGGTGACGGTGAAGGCCGATGTGCAGCGGGTGGCCGAGCGTGCGCTCGCAAAGGTGAAGGAAGTCCGCCGGGCCAGGAGCTGCAGCACTGTCGTGTTCGCCGACCCGGACGGTCGGGTCTACGCTCTGCGCAGTGAATCGGTCAGTGCCGACACTATGGCCAGCAGCCACGCGGATTGGTTCGTGTGCGAGTACGCGGGCCGGCACAGCGACGGCAGCATCTCGGGATGCCCGGGGGTGGAGGACATCGCCGAGGACCTGGCGTTCCACTTTGCAGAGATGGGGCGAGAGCTGAGGGACGTCCCAGAGCAGTTCGACCTTTGGGGATTCCACGGCGCCTTCGCCGAGGCGCTGTGCCATCTGGCTTCGCGCCAGAGCAAGTGCCGCGGCAGAAGCCAGCACCCTCCGTTGAACCTCTGCACAGCCAGGGCGTAATGGGGTCATGAGCGACCGCCAGACGTTCCGCACCCGACTTCACGCCCTGTCCGACCTGCACGCTTCGGTCGTGAGGGCGGATGGCACCGTGGCGGGCATCACCCGCGAGCCGCTCCCGTTTTGGAACACCCGTGAGGGCGCCACCCGGGGCGCCGAAGAGTACCGGGGCGACCAGCACGCAGGTGTCGACAACAGCGTGCAGGCAGCACAGGGCAGCCGCCTTGCGGCGGGCGTCTCGGATGGCGCCGACCTTTGCACCCTGGGAACTGCCGATTTTGGCCCGTGCGTCGTAGGTGTGGCGGCATGGGAGCCCTGACCCCGAAGCAGGAGGCCTTCTGCCAGCGGTATCAGGAGACCGGCAACGCCAGCGAGGCATACCGGCTCAGTTACAACGCCAAGGCCATGAAGCCGGAGACGGTGAACCGCTCGGCCAAGGAACTGCTCGACAACCGCAAGATCGCCGCAAGGCTCGATGAGCTGCGTGCAGCTGTCCAGACAGCTCATGGCGTGACCATCGCCAGCCTGCTGGCTGAGCTGGAGGAGGCGCGCGGCGTCGCCAGAGGGAAGGAGCAGGCTGCGGCAATGGTCCAAGCCACGATGGGCAAGGCCAAGCTGGCCGGGCTTGACCGAGATCCGGACGTGGACGACACACCCACGCCGGCCACTGTGCGAGTTGAAGTGGTCAGCGGTAGAAAGCATGCCCAGGCTTAACGAGCCCCAGGCTTCCTTCCTCCAGATGCCTAACAAGTTCCGTGCCTTCGTGGGCGGCTTCGGCTCTGGCAAGACGTGGGTCGGCTGCGGGTCGCTGTGCAAGCACATGTGGGAGCACCCGCGCGTGCCGGCCGGCTACTTCGCGCCCACATACCCTCAGATCCGCGACATCTTCTATCCGACCATCGAGGAGGTCGCCCACGATTGGGGGCTGCGCACCGACATCACCGAGTCGAACAAGGAAGTGCACCTGTACGCGGGGCGGCAGTACCGCGGCACGGTCATCTGCCGGTCGATGGACAAGCCGGCCAGTATCGTGGGGTTCAAGATCGGGCGTGCCTTGGTCGATGAGATCGATACGCTGAACAAGCGCAAGGCCCATGACGCCTGGCGGAAGATCATCGCCCGTCTGCGCGTGAAGGCTGCCGGCCTGCAGAACGGCATCGACGTGACCACGACCCCCGAGGGGTTCAACTTCGTCTACGAGCAGTTCCAACAGCTGCCGAGCGAGCAGCCGGCGAAGGCCGCGCTCTACGGCCTGGTGCATGCCAGCACCTACGACAACGAGGCGAACCTTCCGGACGACTACATCTCGTCCCTGTTCGAGACATATCCGGCGCAGTTGGTGCAGGCGTACATCGAGGGGCTCTTCGTCAACCTGACCAGCGGTTCGGTCTATGGCACCTACAGCCGCAAACTCAATGGCACCTCGGCAACCATCGACGATGACGAGCCGCTGCATGTGGGAATGGACTTCAACGTCATGAACATGACGGCCGTCGTCTGCGTGATCCGCACAGACCAGCCGCTGGCGCTGGAGGAGCTGACCGGGATTCGTGACACGCCGGCCATGATCCAGGCGCTGAAGGAGCGGTTTCCCGATCGGCGGATCACGGTATACCCGGATGCCAGCGGTGGCAGCGCCCACACCAACAACGCCAGCATCTCTGATCTTGGTCTGTTGCGTGCCGCCGGCTTCACCCTTCGCGTGCCGGCAGCCAACCCCCGCATCCGCGCGCGCGTGGTCAGCGTCAACGCCATGCTCTGCAACGCCAAGGGAAAGCGTCGCCTGCTGGTGAACCCCTATGGCTGCCCGAAGCTGGCCGAGGCGCTGGAAAAGCAGGCGTACGACGCCAACGGCATGCCCGACAAGACGACCGGCTTCGACCATGGCCCGGATGCCATCGGCTACTTCATCCACACCAGGTTCCCGGCGGTGAGCAGCGCCCGAGAGCGGACGTCCGTTGAACGCAATGCGCCCCTGGTGCCCCATACCCGCAGATGGCTGGAATCCCGGCCGGATGACGAGAACGACGTCGCTGCCCGTAGGAGAAACAACCTGTGACGCCCGAGACCAATGAATTCGCCTTCGCCGATGCGCTGGACGCTGACGCGATGGCCGAGCAGGAGCGGGCGGCCGAGGCCGAGCGCATCCTGCAGGAAGAGGCTGACGTAGCCGCCTGGCACAAGCGGATCGAGTTCGCCCGTGAGTTCGACAAGGATGCCCGCAAGGGCTACGCGCGGGACCGGCGCTACTGCCGCGGCTCTTCGGACCCCCAGGTCTTCGACGTTTCGGTGCCGATCGCTGCCACCTACGTGAACATCCTGACGGGCTTCCTGTACGCACGGAACCCGGAGACCAGCGTCCAGCCAGCCGACAGTGCCGGGTCCAGCCGCACCGAAGACGCGAAGATGCTGTCGCGCACGCTCGAGATCGTCATCGACTCGCTGTGGAAGAAGGGCCGGCTGAAGGCGGTGGCCGATCCCTTCGTGCGCTCGGGCCTGAGCGTGGGCGTTGGCTGGTTCAAGGCTGCTTGGCACCGCGAGACCGACCGCGACCCGGCCACCGACCAGCAGATCGGTACGCTGCGCGCCCAGATCGCCTCGCTTGGGGACACCGAGCGCCAGCTGGCCGAAGGCGATGCCCCGAACCCGGACGAGCTGCGCGCCATCTACGAGCAGCAGATGGCCAGCCTGGAGCAGGGCGTGGAGACGGTGATCTCCAGTGCCCTCGTGCTGGACTTCGTTCGCGCCGAGGACATGCAGTGCGCCGTGTCCCTACCGTGCCTGCGCGACTACGTGAACAGCCCGTGGAACGCCCAGCGCATCTTCATGCCGCTGGCCGATGCCAAGGCCGCGTACCCCGAGCACGCCGAGCGGCTGGGCAGCGCCACCAAGTTCTACAACGTCCGCCCGACCGACACCGAGAAGGACGCCGGCAAGATCACCGACAGCGACGCGGACGCCTACTCGACGGGCAGCGCCGGCCAGGCCACGGCCAGTGGCGATGAGGCCTGCGTGTGCCTGTGGGAGATCTGGAACCTGAAGACCGGGCAGTTCGCCACCATCGCGGTCGGGCTGAAGCGCTACCTGCGCGCGTGGGTGACGCCGGATCAGGCGTCCAGTCGCTTCTACCCGTTCTTCCAGTGGGCGCCGCTGTGGGTCGATGGCCGCCGGCACCCACAGTCGCTGGTGGACCGCTCCCGCGAGTTGCTGGACGAGTACGACCGGATCCGCACCAACTACCGCGAGCATCGCCGCCGCTCGATCCCGAAGCTGGGCTTCGATGCTGGCGCGGTCGAGCCGGCGGAAGCTGAGAAGATGAAGGGTGGCGGCATCGGGGAAATGATCCCGCTCAACCTCAACGGGGTCTCACCGAACGCGGTGGTGTTCCCGATCCAGTACAACCAGATCGACCCGGCGCTCTACGACACGTCCACCATCCGCTCCGAGCTGGAGCTGATCTGGGGCATCCAGGAGGCGCTGTCGTCCACGATCACCGTGGCCAAGACCGCCACCGAGGCGGACATCCAGCAGCAGGGCACGGAGTCGCGCATCGGCTACGCCCGCGACACCCTGGACGAGGTGCTCAGCGACTTTGCCCAGTACACCGCAGAGCTGGCCATGTCGCCCAACGGACTCACCCAGGACGATGTGGTGAACATCGCCGGCCCGGAGGCCTTCTGGATCAACACCGACCAGGTCTCGCTCATCGAGGCGCTGGTCACCGTCGATATCCGCGCCGGGTCGTCGGGCAAGCCGGCCACCGCCGTGAAGCAGCAGCAGTGGTCTGTGCTTCTGCCGCAGCTGCAGCAGTCCGTGATGCAGATCGGCCAGTTGCGCGGCTCCACGCCGCAGGACATCGCCGACAAGCTGGAGCAGCTGGTGGTGGAGACCATCAAGCGCACCGGCGACACCAGCATCGACCCGTACTCGATCATCCCGCAGCTGCCTCCGCAGCTGCCGATGGTGCCCGGCATGCCCGGCGCACCTGGCCCTGATGGCCTGCCGCTGCCCGCGGCGAACGATCCCGCCGCCATGGCGATGCAAGACCCCGGCATGCAGCTGCCCCCCGAAATGCTGCCGCCTGAACCCGAGCTCCCCGCCGCCTAAACGAGGACCACCATGCCTGACATCAACGAAACCCTGCAGGGCGCCGCGCCTGCGCCCGACACCGACCAGACCGTCACCGAGCAGGTGGAAGCGCCTGCGACCGAGCAACTGGATGCCTTCACCGCTGGCGTAGAGGAAGCCCGCGCCGCCGAGACGGCCGAAGCGCCGCCCGTTGTGGTGCCTCCGGCTGATCCTGCTGCTGTGGCCGATCCGGCTACACCGTCAGCACCGGTGGAAGGGGAGGGCGACCAGCCTCCCGCAGCTGCTGCCGCTGACCCGAACGCCGCGCCGGCCGCGCCCGCGGCACCTGCCCAGCCCGATGCACCGAAGTCCGTCGATGACGAGATCAAGGAACTGGGCATCACCAACGAGCGCACGCAGAAGCGCTTTCGTGATCTCTCCGAGCGCGCCAGCGAGGCCGACTCGCTCCGCGAACGTGCTGGCAAGGTGACCGACTGGGAGCAGACCATCCAGTCCACCGGCACCACGCCGCAGCAGTTCGGCGCCACGCTGCTGTACCTGACCGACATCAACTCCGGCGATCCGGTGCGCATGAACCGCGCCTACGAGACGATGGAAGCCGAGCTGAAGTTCCTGGGCGAGAAGCTGGGCCGTGAAGCGCCGGGCTTCGACCCGCTGGCCGCCCATCCGGACCTGGCAGAGAAGGTGAAGACCGGCGATATGGACCGGGCCGCAGCCGTCGAGCTGGTCCAGCACCGCCAGCGGGGCGTGCTGCAGACCGAGCAGCAGCAGAACCAGCAGCGCGTCAGCCAGTCCAAGCAGGAAGAGGATAAGGGCCTGCAGGCGGTCGCCGACCTTGGCGCCCAGCTGCGCACTGCTGATCCGCAGTTCCAGCAGAAGTTCGCCTACCTCGCGCCGACGGTCGAGATCATCCAGGCAACCATGCCGCCGGCACAGTGGGCCGCTGCCATCCAGCAGGCTTACCAGCGCCTGCCGCCGATCCCTGCTGCAGCACCGGCGGTTGCGACGCGCCCGAACAACCCGGCTCGCGCCAGCGCCGCCCCGGCAGTGCCGGCCACCCCCAAGAACCCGGCTGACGCCTTCTCCTTCGGCGTGGCGGAAGCACAGGCGCAGGGTCGATGAGCTGGCCCGTGCCGTCGAAGCTGGTTCGGCAGATCCACGCCATCCTGATCGTTCGCTACGGGATGTGGGGCTGATCTATAAAGCGGCCACCCGTCTTTACAGCAACTTGATACCAGCCCCGGCACGTCCGGGGCTTTTTTGTGTCCGTTGCACATGGGCGGGAGGCTGGGATTCTGGCAGCTCTTCCCGCAATACCCACCAACGGAGCCGCCAGCTATGAACGATCGACTGCGTCAGTACGACGCCACTGCCATTACCGCTTGTGACCCGCGTGCGCCGGATCAATTCGTATCGCAGGTGGATGAGGTCCTGGCGCAGCATGCCAATCTCCTCACCGAGCTCTCCGAAGAGCTGATCCGTGCACGCCAGTGCTTCCGCGCGGTCCTGCTCCCGGACGGTCCCGAAGGCTGTGCTTCGCCCGGCGAACCGGAGCCGATGCGCTCGCCGCTCGCTCAGGCCATTGTCGGCCAGACGCAGCTGGTCCGCTCGATGCTTCTGGACCTGCGCAGCCTCAACAACCGCAGCACGGTCTGACCGACCACCCAATCGACGCGACCACGACCCCGCTCCGGCGGGGTTTTTCATGTCCGTTGACAGTCCCGACCCCTGACGCATAGTCGCCCCCATCGGCAGATGCCGACACCGCGTGTGACGTAAGCCGGGTTCGCCACCGGTAGTGCTGAAAGAGGGTTCGCACTCCTCGAGCGCGGAAAGACCAAAGGCCCCACGGGCCTCCTCTCTTTCCCTTCGAGGCTACAACCATGCCCTTGACCACTGCCCAGCTGCTGGCTGGTGCCAACCGTCAGATGGAGTCGTACGCGGCAAACGACCCCATCGACCAGTTCTCCACCGAGCGCCCGTTCGCGTCCTGGCTGATCGCCAACAAGAAGGACTCGACCTTCGGCAACGGCATCTTCAACGAGAAGGTGCGCATCTCGAACGACTCGAACTACCAGAACTACACCGGCGACGACCAGGTCACCTACAACCGGAAGGACACCGTCCGGAAGGCCCCGTTCCAGCACTACGAAGCGCACGACGGCTTCACGCTGAACGAGACCGAGCTGGCCAACAACGGCATCATCCTGACCGACGACAAGAACGCCGTCATGTCGGACGCCGAGAAGATCCAGATCGTCAACCTGCTCGACGAGAACTGGTCGACGCTGAAGGATGGCTTCCAGGAAAACTGGGACATCGAAGTGCATCTGGACGGCTCGACCAACCCGAAGGCCGTTCCGGGCCTGGACGCGCTGGTCAGCACCACCCCGAACGTGGGTGTCATCGGCGGCATCGATGCGGCCACCTCGCCGTACTGGCGCAATTTCGCCGACATGGGGATCAGCACGGCCACCGCCGGCAACCTGATCAGCCACATGGAGACCCTGTGGCGCCAGACCATCACCTACGGAAAGATGGGCCAGCCCAACGCCATCTTCGTGGGCGCGGCGATGTACGACGCCATCCAGGCTGATGCGCTGAAGGTGATGTCGCGTCAGATCACCATCGGTGCCAACGCCACTGGCGGTATCACCCTGGACCCGTCCACCAAGGCGCTGTCGTTCAAGGGCGTGCCGGTCGTGTGGGATCCGTCCTTCGAGGTCATCGACGCCCGCCTGGGTGCGATCACTTACCCGTGGACCAAGCGCGGCTACTTCCTCAACAGCAAGACCCTGACACTGCGTCCGGTCCAGGGCCGCTGGATGATCAAGCGCACCCCGCCGCGCGTCTACGACCGCTACACGCACTACTTCGGGCAGACGGCCGATTACGGCCTGACCACGAAGAAGCGCAACAGCAACGCGGTCTTCTCGATCGCCTGACCCCTATCAGCCGGCGGGGCAGCCCCTCGCCGGCGGGAGACCTGAAATGCCCAACATCAAGAAGATCGTGGTCCCGGCAACCGTCAGCGCAGGCGCTGTCGTGGCTCTGGACGTCACCCCGCTCCTGGGCGGCGAAGGCCGCGAAGGCCTGCTGTTCGGCCCGGCCGGCGGCCTCGGCACCGGCGTGGTGCAGCTGCAGGGCGCGCCGAAGACCGCGGCCGGCGTGGCTGGCACCTTCACCACGCTGATGACCCTCACCTCGGCGACCACCTTCCCGGTGGAGATCCCCGACCTGCCCAACTACATCCGCGCCAACGTCACCACCGCGCCGGCGGCGGCCACCGAGCTGACGCTCGAAGGAGTCCAGTAATGGCCAAGTCCCTGACCACCCTGACGTTCGTGCTGCTGCTGATCGATCGCGACGCCAGCACGAAGATCCCGGTCGAAGTGCCGGACTACGAACAGTCGATCCTGGAAGAGATCTACGGCGAGGAGCTGGTTTTCGAACACAGCTCGCGCGAAGTGGAAGTCGAGGACTTCGACGTGCAGAAGGCCTTCGATGGCCTGGTATCCAAGTACCAGTCGACGGCCGAAGGCGACCGCGCCCGCAAGGTGCTGTTCCCGAAGCTGCGTGACCTGGAGAAGCGCCTGGGCATCAAGGCCGGCGACGAAGGCAAGAAGGCCGGCAAGAAGGCGAGCAAGGCCCCGGCGGAAGATCAGCCGAGCCTGCTGGACGGCACGGTCGATGACATCACTGCCGGCCTGGCCAGCCTGTCCGATGACGAGCTGAACGCGTTGGAGGCCGAAGAGGCTGCTCGCGAGAAGCCGCGCAAGGGCGTCCATGGCGCCATCGAGGCAGAGCGCACCGCGCGCGCAGCCAACCAGTAATCCCCCGCTGGCGGCGAGGGTGGCGGCCGGCCGGGGTGACCTGGTCGGCCGTCTTTTCATCGGGAACGACAATGGCAGATCCCATCAGCTACAACTGCGAGTGCGACGACGACTATCCCCGGACCACGCTGGCCGAGATGCGGAAGCGTCTGCTGCGTCGCCTGGGTTTTGCCGCGCAGGCCAACAACCCGCCCCCGGGCATGGCCGACCTGCTCAACGACTTCATCACCAGTGCGCAGGAGCTGCTGTTCCGGCGCTACTCGGTTCTCCGACGCGAGCGGTTCTATACCTGGAACCTCGTGGCCGGCACGCGCTTCTACGACCTCGACGCGAACGCGGATGAGTGCACGAAGCGGCTGGATCCGCGCATGATCAGCTGGGTCGGCCTGTCGCAGGGCGATGGCAACTGGCGCCCGCTGTACAGCGGCATCGATCCGGTCATGTACACCTCGCGCGGCCCGGGCATCCCGAGCCACTACGAGGTCCGGCAGTGCATCGAGCTTTGGCCGGCACCGGTGGATGCCACCTGGCAGCTGCGCATCAAGGGCCAATTCGGCCTGATGCCGCTGGCCGCCGACGGCGACTTCACCACGGTCGACCCGGAGGCGCTGTTCCTGCTGGCTCTGGCCAACGCCAAGGCGCACTACGGCCAGCCCGACGCTGGCAACTACGCATCGCAGCTGTCGTCCTACGTCCGCGACCTGGTCCGTGGCGACCACAACACGCGGCGCTACATCCCGGGCACGTCTGACCCGCGCAACGTTGTACGCCCGATCCCCGTCGGCGGCTGGCCGGAGGACTCGCCATGAGGCAGGTGTCTCTCTCCACGGTGAAGGCCGGTATCACCCGGCTGCGCAACAAGGGTGGGGCGTCGCAGGACTCGGTCTACGACCTGGTCAACGGCTACGTCACCGCGGCGCGCACCATCAAGTGCCGCCCGGGCACACGGATCGCGCACGCTCTCCCCGAAGGCACCAAGGGGCTGGTTTTCTTCCAGGGCAAATTCGTCGTGTTCGCCAACGTGGTGATCGCATCGACTTCCCCCGAGGTCGAGATCGAGGTGATCCGCCATCCCGACAAGCCCGGTGCGTCTATCAAGCAGATCCACTTCGCCATGCCGTTCCTCGGCTTCCTGTACGTGGTCGCTGAGTTCGAAGGCGGCGACGTGTTCCATTACTGGCTCGAGAAGGGCGAGATCTGGCAGCCCGGGAAGACCTATTTCCCCGGCACGCTCATCCGCCCCACCAACGGCAACGGGCTGGCCTACCGGCTGGAGGGCGACACCTCGGCATACCTGCCCTGGGCGCCGAACGTCGGCCGCGCTGTGGGTGATGTCGTCGTGCCGACCACCGACAACGGCTACAAGTACACGGTCATCGAGACCACCGGCAGCTCCGCGCGCTCGGGAACGACAGAGCCGGCATGGCCGACCAACGCCGGCGAAACCGTCTTCGAGGACGCCAACATCCAGAACGCGCTTGATGCGAACACCACGACCACGCCCTCGGTGCCGCCCAGCGTCAAGGACCGCTACGGATCGGGGAGAAGCTGATGGCCGTTCCTCTTTGGCAGCCAGGCACGCTCTACCAGCCCGGCGACATCGTCCAGCCCATTACCGCTCCCGCGGCAACCGCTGCGCAGGTGGAGAACGGCGATTTCTCCGCCGGCAACGTCAACTGGGACTTCACCGGCGGCGCTGAGTTCGTCACCACCGGTGGCTACAGCGGCAACGGCGCCTGCGTGCGCATGCCCGGGTCTGTATCCGACGGCCTGGCGCTCAACAAGACGAAGCTGGTAGTTCCCAGCACCGGCAGCACGTTCGAAGCCAGCGCCATGATCCAGCAGGGCGCATCCATCGCCGGTGCGACCAGGGGCTGGGTGGAGGTCCGCTGGTACGACAACAGTGACCTGCAGATTTCGGCCGAGCGCGGCAACGTGGTCAGCGATGGCAGCCGCGGCGCGTGGCATCAGTCGAAGGTAACCGCGACCCGTCCGGCCGGTGCCGCTTACGCGCGCGCGGGCATCGCGCTGTTCTCCGTGGCCGACCACACGCACCACATTTTCGGCGACAACCTGTCCGTCGCAGGCACCTTTGCAGGGCTGCCCGACGGGCTGGTCTACAAGGCCGTGCAGGATGAATCCGGCTTCTCGGCCAACGACGAGCCGGCGTGGCCGCCGATCCTTGGGCAGCAGGTCATCGACAACGACGTGATCTGGGAGGCGGTCGCGTCCACCCGCGTGACCTGGGAGGCGTCCCCGCTGTATGTCAGCGGCACCACGGAGCCCACCTGGCCGACCGAGATCGGCGGGTTCGTGCGAGATGGGACGATCAACTGGAAGACGGTCTCCCGCCGCGTGGAGGATCCCAACTGCCCGAACACCAAGATCGTGGCCATCGCAGCCAGCAAGGTCTTCGCCGGCGACGACGACATCGTGCGTTACAGCGCCACAGTCAACCCGCTGGACTGGACGAGCCCTGATGACGCCGGTTACCTGCCGACGGGTCTGCAGAACTATGGGTCCAACCCGGTCGCTGCGATGGGGCTGTACCGCGGCAACCTGGTGGTGTTCAACTCCGAAGCCTTCCAGCTCTGGCAGGTGGACGAAGACCCGGCCAGCATGGCGCTTGTGGACGCGCTGCCGCTGGGCAGTACCCAGCATCGATCCATAGCCCCGGTCTCCAATGACCTGTTCTTCGGCTCATCCCAGGGCATCCGGTCCATCGGCATTGCGGCCAGCTCGACCAACTACCAGGCCGGCGACGTTGGTGTGCCCATCGATCCGCTGATTGAGCCGCTGATCAGGTCACTGTCCGACATCAACAAGACCTCCCTG